TCATCGATAGTAGTTGCAACCATTTGGTGATCTACGTATAGATCGAGTCCGAGCACGTTGCCACGGATCGATGTAGGTGTAGATAAGCCGCCGCTGTTCATAGGTGCCGCAGCGTTGTAAATTGGACGGCCTGTTGAGTCTGTAGCTCCCATTAATAGAGACCATTGTGATGGACCGGCTACGTAGTTACGAGCAAAATAGCTAGTGTTTTTGTAAACGTTTGCTGACTCTGTAGATACGTATGAAATGATGCCGGCGCTTGTAGCTGCTACAGCTGTACCTTGTACTCCACCGGCTACTACGTCTGCGATTACCGCAGCATCAGTAGCTAGAGAATAAGCTCGCTGTAACTGATTTGTAAGCTCTGCATAAAAGTTGGGATCTGATCTTTCGAGCAATTCGACAGAGAGCGTATTCATACCGCTATATTTCTTAACGGTACCTGTTAGGTACTCTGTAACCATACCTGTGTTTGCAACAGCTCCGGCCTCGGCCTCTACTGTTACAACCGGTGCTACGCCATTTTGGCCACCACTTGAGGTAACGAGTGAGGGTACTTGAATCGTCATACCACTTTGTGGCAAGGCGCCTTGAGATAGCGCATTAATCATAGGTGTATCAAAATTGGTATTTGATACAAACTCACTTAGGTACTGTGTTGGATTAAATGCAGGGTTTGTAGAAAAACTGTCATCGGCTGCAGTTACCCAAAGCTTCGAGTCATCATTACCTAGAGCAGCTTTAATTTTGTGCTCTGTGTATGAGGCCATTGATGTGATAGGTGTACGTAGTCTCTGAGAGTCTAAAACACTTGGACGGATGATCTTACGAGCGGCCTCGACTTTTTCAGCCTCGACCGGTGTATCTACCGGGGTTTCCTCCGGTGTATTTTCTGGGGCTGTAGTCACAGCTTCCTCGCTTTCGGTTTCTGTTTCGGTTTCGATCTCTACGATAGTCGTAGAAATAGTTGTTGTTTTTTCTTTCGTGCTAGTTGCAGCTTCGAGAGCTACACGCGCTGCCATAATTTCATCAACGGATGCGCTTGCAAAGGCCGCGCTCTCGACGAGGCTGACCTCTTTGAGGACCGCCGCCGTGACTAGCAGATACTCGCCCATAGGCTTAGAGGCCGTTACATCGACCCCTACGGATAAGCCACTTACTAGGTTTTCCTGCGCTAATACGAGAGCATCTTGTCCCCGAGAGCTACTCGAAAGCTTAAAGGATCCGTAAATACCCTCCGGAGATGTTCCCTCACTAAATGAAATGGCGCGGCCTACCGGTTTATCCGGTTGATGTTGCATAAGTAATTTTATTTTAGATGCCTCAGCATAAGTAATAGAGCCGCGCTCAAACATTACCGGGCCGGCGCTTGTATGACCAATTTCGCCGTATGGTGCAACGAGTCCGGATATAACGCGGCGCTCTGTGTCTGCCGCTTGTATCTCTTGATTAAATGTTAATAGCACTTGTATCCCCTAACGGTGTTAATTGCTCCATTTGTCTAGCTTGTTCAACGTCTATTAAATTGAGATTTAGCATTTTCTCAATAATATCTAAACGCTCTCTTGCATCAACGCGTAAAAATGAATCATCAACCGCAAACCTTACCTCGTTAGCCGAGTTAGTTATATCGTTCATAGAGAGACGATCCTCGATAGCTGAAATATATGGCTGTAATGAATAAGCTACAAACTCTTTACGACCATCTAAAATGTTTTGATATGTCATGCTGTTATTCATATCGGCCGAAATGTAATAGGCCGGTACGTTCATAGCGCGAGCGATTTCGGTGCTTAGATACTGTGAGGCCTCGTTATACATCATATCTTTTGGACTAAAGCCAATATTTTCTACGCTAAGAGTCGAGGTCAAATATGCGGTACTACGATTTTGACGAGCGGCTTTCCAACCGGCCAAAATTCCCTGTATTTGTGACTCCGGTAAATCTGCTCCGTTATTTTTTAATACTGTAGTAGCCATAGGTGTAGCTGCACTTACCGCGGCGGCTTTTTGTACATCGAGAGCAGCTCTAATAGTTGTACTAGCACTTTGTAATACTCCTGGCAAAAGTGATTGAAATGTTACGAGAGATCCGATACCGCTCATAGGTACTAAATTGCCATCCACAAAATAATCTTTTATTTCGGTGCCGTATTGATTAGTTGTATATGTAACTCGGTTATTAGCTACCCACTCAAAACCCGACGGCCTTCCATCGTCCGCATACAATGAGGTACAGCGCCAATAGGCCACCGAATAAAAAATTAGTGAGTCCACCGTGGCGCTTATTGTTAAGCTGCGAGGTTGTCTAATATCCGGCTGTTCTAACCAAATTGGAGAGCCTAATTTTTCTCCGGTTGATTTTTTGTAAAGTGATAAATCAATAGAGGATATAACTCCGGCAATTAAATTACGGCAGCGTGCAACGCTAGCTACTTGTAAAGCTAGATTACGATCAATACCTACGCCGTTATATCCGTATGCGCTATTAGTATTAAAGGATCCGTAGCCGTATGTAGTATCCATTACGGCAGGTGCGTACTGTGCCTCGACCTTAGATGCAGACTTTAAGCCTAGAGTTTGTAGTAATCCCATGGATGGGATTTTCCCAAAATGTCAAGCATAAAATCAGTTATTTAGCATCGTGTCTACATATAAACTTTAGCCTCCCCGAGCGGCTGATTTAGGATATGTACACAAAAACTTATGCCGATTGCAATATCGACCGGGCCGGCGGATTTACGCCTCACGATACGCCATGAGCTATCGCTCTCTTTAGCTGCACAATTAGCAAAATGCGTAACGAGGGTATCTTGCCCCGAGTGGACTAAACGCTTATTAGCTAGAGCTTCGTATAAGTCCCCGGATGCTTGATAACCCTTTTGGCCGGAGATGTCGGTTATGTGGATGCCGTTAATTTCGAGGCGCTTAGCTATCGAGGCGGTGGTGTACTTGTCATAGCAAACCGTCCGAGGATAGAAATCTTTACACCACTTGGCTATGTGGTCTGCCATATAGAGCTCATCTATAGATACGTCCGAGTGAAAGACCTCGAGAACAGCTACACCGATACGGCCATCGGGTAAGACTTGGCCCATTACGAGCGAGCCATCTCTACGACTCGGTGCCACGTCAAAGGCGAAAATAGTAAGCGGTCCCGGTGACATCTCTAGCGTAATATCGCTTGCATCCTCTACGGCCATATGTGGCCAAGGTGATTGAGTCGAGCTAATCCATTGGCATAGTAGCTCGGTCTTTGTAGTCTCTACGGGCTGAGTAGCTACGGCCTCCTCGAGCGCCTCCTCCGTTACGGTATAGCCGAGTGCCGGATTAGCCATAGCCCACGCATCCCTATCGCTTATCTTGGCAAACTGAGGCGCGCTATATTCATAAAATCCGAAAGTCTTAGGCGGAAAGCTAAGGGCTCTTTCGCGTAGATTATTCAGTACGCTCGAAAAAGAGTCTCCGGCGTTGCTAGTTAAAAGTGTCTGAGCATTAGGCCGGGCACGAGTTGTAGGTGTTGCAGCTCTAAACCCCTCCTCGCTAATTTCGCGTACCTCATCGATATAAAGTAGATCGGCCGTACGGCCACGGCTACCGTCTCTTGTAGCTGCGACTACATCGAGGCGAGCGCCCGATTTTAATTCTATGGATTCTGTCCCATTAGCGAACCTGATCTGTTTAACTTGTTTATTAAGCTCGCTTGATTCCTCTATCGCGTAGGCCACTTGCCTAAAGGTGTCTAAAGCCATCGATCTATTAGAGCTCATAATTATCACGTTTTTAGATCCGAATAAATACAGGTGCGCGAGCATCATCATCCGCGCGAGATGAGTCTTACCCTGTTGCCTAGCACAAAGCACTAAATTAGTTTTCCTAATAAACATATTTTCATCGTCTACGGATGTCATATCTCGAATTACAAAATCTTGCCACGGTAAAAGCGGTAGACCTATGGACTCGGCTAGCTGTGCGATCTCATCGCCGCGATTTTTTCCCTTGATGTATGGACTATGTAAACGAGGCTCAGTAGCCCCCTTACGGCCCGTTTTTATTTTGTCCATATCCTTACTCATCCTGCCTCGTTTGTCCCTTGCACGGACCGGCTAGGACCGTACTGGTGGTGATCGGGGAGATATTGCCCGG